CTTTTGCATCAACCAGGGTTCAATAACTTCGGCTATTCCAGTTACTACACCGTTATCATCACACTTAACTTCAGTCAACGTTGCAACCCAATCCTTTATCGACCTTTCAGGACGAGCCTTATCTTCTGCATCAGTGGGGTGGTCAGCATACATCTTCTGACCTTCAAATATGCCGTAATCCCTCCTTAAGACTTCTAAGGGGTAATATCTGGCGGAGGTGGCATTGAAACCAGCCTTAATGACGATTACCCGCGCTCTGCCTTTGTCAAAGTTGGCTTCAGTGAGCGGCACATAGTTTCGTATTTCTTCCCGTGTCTCATTCTCTTTAACCCACCTAGGAATATCTTCATCGGCTATATCCAGTTTTCTATATTCAGCCCTTATCTTTCTCTTAACATCGGGTAAGGCGGAGGCTTGTATTTGCACCTTGTGACCTTTAAGCCCGCCAGGACTTAGAGCCGCAGATGCTCTACCGAGCTGTGCCCGGGTGACTTTCATATCGTTGCTTTCCCATAGCCTCAGTTTCCAAGTAGAAGATTCCTCTATATCAGGTACATAAGCAAAGGCACTTGAAGGGTAATCCTCCCCATCCTCTGTCTTGATGGCTTCCTGTGATTTGAGCCAACTTAATGCGGAGGTTGCTTCTTTTAGTGCTTCCTTCGTTTTCTTTTCCTCGGGTTCAAGGTCAGACGATAACAACTCCTGACAGAGTTCAACTATCTTTTTAATCCGTGCAGAGTCCAGGTTGGCATTTCGTCTGCCAGCCTCCTGTATAATCTCAGAATATTTTTCTTGTAAATTATCCATAATGGTATATGGGGGGATATGAAAATCTGCAGGCACTTCAAGGTTTATATCAAATGAACCTGATTCCCTTAGCTTCCTTTCCGCCTCCATGGACTTATAAACCTTAGTACTCAATACCTTCTTTGGTTCACCGAATACTGCTTTACCATCTTCATCCATCTCATAACCTGATTCGTAGAGTTGCCCGTCAACGTCATAGATAACCTTATCCTCAAAGACCTCATCAATAGTTAGTTTCTTTGGTATGGGCACCGATTGACCTATTTTGTATTCCGACATTAACGCCGATTGAAGTAAGGTGCTCTTATTTTTATCACTTAGCATTTTCGCCTCCTTGGTTATCCATTTACCATTTACCTTCTTGTATTTCATTTTAACTGCTGTAATTGCCGTTGCTGCTGCCTTTCCCTCATCTTTATATTGCTCAAAAGCTGAATTCCATGCCGCCTGATATATCTCTTGAGCGTGCTTGGGCATCTCTTTAACCCAATCTGGTAAACTAGCTAATGTTGGATATGGCATAAATCATCTACCCTCCGAGGATACTCATCCACGATTAGATTTTGATTTGCTGGGAACGCCCTATGTATTGTTTTATGACAATCACGACATAAAGTTATCCCATTCTCAATTTGGTAAACTAGCTCAGGGTGTGCCTGCTTTGACTTAATATGATGAGGCACTAAATATCCCCCAACCTGCCTACAGGATTGACAGGTATAATCATCTCTTTCAAATACAGCAGTCCTCCATCTATGCCATTGAACACTTCTTTTTACCTTAGTTGAAGGGGGAACTTGAGCATTCTGCCAATTGGGGTTTTGTCCCCCACACAAATTCAGTTCTTGCCACTTGGCTTTACAACCCTGACTACAGAACTGCCTATGGTGGCATTCCAATGCTACAAATTCAACCCCACAGTATCTACATATAACAATCTCACGGCTTCCCCTCTTCTTTACTTCCAACCCTTTTCTATAAATATGAAAACATTCACGTGAGCAAAAAGCCTTATGCTGGCATTTATAAGACTCAAAGAACTCGCCACACACCCTACAAACAACTAACTCATATTTATCTCCCACCATAGGGCATGATTACCTCCTAAATAAAAAGAAAACCGACAAGCCTGAGCCTAAACTCAAAGCCTGTCGGTTCCTCCGCTGGGCTTAATTAATTAAGGTATGTTATTAATTCACTGATTCGAAGTGGGTCTCCTTCGTTTCTTCTCTCACCATACCATCACAATTCCGTCTATCAGTACAATTTCTCCTTGCACATAAGATGATAATATCCTTGTCATTTAGAATCGGACAACCATTAGGGGTATAGTTCTTGCAGTTTTCTGCCTTGTATTTTATCATAAAGGTTCCTCCCTTAATTCCCTCATAACTTTAACAAAGCATTCTATACACAAATTGGGCATTGGACGACCTGATTTAAATATTTTGCCGCAACTAGTGCATATATATTCTTGGGAATAAATCTGGCGTATCTGTTTTTCTGTCAACATAAGGTTCCTCCTTAATCTAATTTTACAGTCCTCTCTATAGTTACCCGCCGCCAGATGGCATCTCTCTAACGGGTGCCCGCGTAGTGATTTTTGGTTTAAGAGTTTCCGTATCTAGGCGAATTGTCCGTTCTATAGTTACCAGTGTCGGCTTGCGTTGCCGTATCTGTATTTTGATATTGCCGTAATCAATAGGCCAGTCTACCTTCTTAAGTTGTTTCTTTAGTTCTTCGTCTGTCATTTCTTTAACCTCGCAGGCGCTAAAGCACATCTACAATCAGGGTGTTGGGGTGGTGCCATTACGCCTCCGCTAAAGGATTGATTAACAGGTATCACACCTTCTGATTCATTCCCTAAACATTCGTCACTTACAAGGTCATCTCCAGCCGTTACCCATTCCTTGCCTTCTATCCCCATGTCTGCCATAGAATCAAGTGAGGCTTGGGAGAGAGCATTGGCTGTTTCGGTTCGAGCGATTAACTCAGAGCGATACTTACTCATATCGCTAAAGCTACCCCGTATGTCTCTTGATATACCTGGGATACCCCTCTTATTTTCTATCCCTTGACTGATAGTATGCGCTAATCTTCTTTTGGTTTCCTCGTCTAATCCCTTGACTAACGTGGCTCCGTGCTTTCCCGCCCACTCTATTGCCTTAGAAGGGGGCGGCCCCTCATAGGCTATTGGGATGCCTAGCTTGGTCTTACCATAGGAAATCATCTCGGCCTGACCACTCAGGTATGTCGTGGTTAATTGCCCACTTACCTCAACCTTTAAGGTTTCACCAAAGGTAGCCAATAAGGGATTAAGGATATTGTCAATGTCTTTATCTAATGGCATCTTCAATAGATTCCTGTTCTAATTTCGTAACCTTTTCCTCTAATTCTCTGATTCTCGCTTCAGCGTTACATAGACAACAATAAGGCGGAGGCCAATATTGGTGAAGCATCATATGCTGTTCAGGTGTATCTGTTTTAGCAGACATCATTCCTCTATCTCCTTTTCGACATACCTGTTATAAATCTTCTCTAAAGAACTATACGGAAATGCCTTCTCTAGCTTATCGAAGTATTTACTTAGTTCGCCTTGTAGCCTTTTTCTTTGCTTTAGGTGCCTGTTCGGGTTGGCTGGTATCTCCGCCTCCAGGATTTGAATTAGATTGTTCAATTCCATCATCGTCATTATCTACTTCCTTCATGCCTCCGCATTCGTCACACTCCACCATAACTAACCCGTGCTCAAACTCTATAAATCCCTTCCCCTCACACTTCGGACATTTCATTACTACTCCTTTTTTAATACCTCCCTGAAGGATTTCAATGCCTTGGCTAGTGCAAGACTGGGGTCACTCTCAGCCTGCTTGTCAAGAGCGTCTATTACTTCCTTGGGGTTATTGATGCCTAATGTCATAAGGGCTATCTGCTTTACATCATCAGAGTAAGCCAGGTCAGGCATGATTTGGAGTATCTGCCCAAGTGCTGTGGCTGCTGCGATTATATCCGCTGGCGCTATTGCAGGGAAGTCCCTGTCAATATACCAGTTGTCGGGTGATACATTGGCATGTTCCAGAATAATCTCGTCAATATCCTGGTAGGTGTCACTCCACACCTTCTGATAAGATTGGAACATCTTCATCATGGGGAGTTCAACCGTCTTGGCTGTGGCTAAGTTCCCTGTGTTCCCCTGTATAGCAACCATGCCATTGCGACGAGTGATGTAGATATGATTGGCAGGCAAGGCAAAGCAATAAATCAATCCATCGTATGGCTCTTTATTAACATGTTCTGGGAGTATCTGCGTACCAAGCCTCTTGTCTCGGATTGCGACCCGCCATATCACCGACGGGCGATTATTATATATCCCATGTTCCTCTTGTATTGACGTGGCATAACCGAGGCTCAGCGCCAGTTCCATAACATCATCGGCCAGTTGCTTCGATACTGAGCTATACCGCCACCCGCCAGTGCGTTGCCCATTGGCATAGCCCCCATCACCTTCTATTAAGGTTTCAAGTAATACCCTACGAACCTCCATATTAGTATCTAGTAAATTACGAGGTATGTGCTTATCGTGGCTATTAGTTCCGCATTCCCGCCGTAGGTACTCCCATAACCCCTTATTAGCTACCTCCAGCGTCACCACGCCTGCCTGATTCGTAGATTCCTGTATCGCTGCCCCTTGTATCGAAAGAGCATCCCTCATGTTCTCCAGTGTAGGGCTGGGCTTTTGGGATATACCTACACGATAATATACC